TTCTGTTCAGCAAGTAGGGGCGCGTCCGTCGTACCGGGGATTACCTGCGATACGACGGACGCGAGCTGTCACGCTTGCGCGTAGACGCCACCGTGAGTGATGCGACGAACCGCAAAGAGCAGCGCGTCGGCAACGTCCTCGGGGGTGGAGTTGGTCGGCATCATGGGGACCGTGACACTGATGCCACTGCCCATCGGACCAGAGGCACCGCCAGCGGCTCCGTAAGCGGCGCTGAGGCCACCGGAGACGCCATTGGTACTGACACCCGCAAGTTGCACAGTAGGGGCCTGTATGGTCGTGCTACTGATCTCCGAGCCGAGGCTAGATACAGACTTGCGAACGGCGGCGTGCATCTTGCTCATGCCGAGGACTAAGCCCTCACCGACAGACATGCCCATCCTCATCATGACCTTCGATGGGGAGTTGACTTCGAGCGTGATCCGCATTGCGTTATTCACGCCCTGCGCCGTCAGGGTCGAGGCGTGAATCGCCGCCGACTTACGGGCGAGGATGCCATCGGCTAGACCCTGTGCCACGTTGACGCCAAGGTCGTAGGCGCCGATGTGGGCCAGTGGGTACTTGACGCCATATGCCGCCGCTATCCCAGCCGCATTGACCGCGGGAAGATTAGCGTTGAGGCCACCGGCGAAGTTAGCGCCGGTCTGAGCGCCAGAGGTTCCGGCGCCTGTTGCGATAGCCGCCATATTGGCCTTAGCTTGCGCGGCCATCGAGTTGAACCCGTCGCTGATCGAGCGCAGAGTGCCAGCCCATGGCAGATGCAACTTCTCCGCAATGGTTGCCGACGTTGAGAGTATCGTGCCGAAGATGGTTGTAAACGCATTCAGTAGCGTCGAAAGGCCACCGACTATCAGCCCCATCGCCCAGACCTGCGCTTTGAGGTTGAACTCCAGGTACGGCAACACCCGTACCGCCAGGTCCATGATCGTCGTGATCAAGGGGGCGAACGCGATAGTCAGGTCGACGATCTGGATAACCACGGGAACGAGCTGTACCGCCAGGTCAACAATCTTGGGCAGCAATGGGGTAAGGGCGATCAGGAGGCTACCGAGTGCCGTCGCTAGGCCCGGAAGACTCGGCGCGAGTTTGACAACTGCATCAGCCAGCGCGGCGACAACGCCGGGGAATGTCGGCGCCAGTGCCTTGACCACGGCCACGAGGGCTGGGGCCAACGTCTGGATGACCGTCAGTAGCGCGTTGGTCAGAATCGGGATCAGCGGCGTAATGGCCGGTGCCAGCGCTAGGAACAGGTCCGTGAGTCCCTGAAGGAATCCATTCAGAAGGGGACCGAAGTTGGTCGCCAGCGTGCCGACGACCTCCATGAGCTTGCCGAACGCGATGCCTATTGAGGGCATTGCGGGCGCGAGCGCTTCAATACCCTTCTGGATGCCCGTGAACATGGCAGTCAGGCCCGTCTGGAAGGCGGGCTGCGACAGCGCCTTGGCGAGGGCGTCGAGCGCCGTGCCGATGGTGCTACCGATGATCGGCAGAAGCGTGGTCAGGGTGGCGCTGAAGACCGTGAAGAACTTGCTCACGGCGGGGCCCGACTTCGTAACGATGAGTTGGATGGCCGTATGGGCTGCCCGGAAGGCGTCTGCCATGCCCTTCTGGAAGACAGGACCGGAGGTGACCTTATGGAGAGCGGCGAGCGAGTCGGCCAGGATACCCAGCGTGGAACCGCCCGCAGCCTTCGCGGCGCGGCCGAGGTCGGCCAGGACGTTGAACGTCCCACTTAGGACGCGGCCCAGGTCGTGCAGGGCGGCAATGCCGGTGTCGACCCACGCCTTCAGGGTGCCGTCAGCCGAAGCCTTCTTCAGGAAGTTGTCGAAGGTCGTGGCGACTCGCGAGAACCACAGGGACAGCGACGGCAGGTAACTAGAACCCGTGAGACCGAGCTGAGTAACGATGCTCGCGAAGATGCCCGCGTTGTCGGCGCTGATCTTGATGGACTTGTTCAGGTTGTCGAACATGGGACCGAGCGCCAACTTGAACGGCTTGCTCAGCGCGCTGGCGAATGTGCCCCAGAAGCGACCGACCTCTTTGGCCGTATTGCCGAGTTCGGGCAGGTAGAGGTGAGCCAGTTCGTGGATACCCTTACCTGCCGTCGACCAGAAGTCCTTGGTGGCGAGATCCTTGAATGCCGTCCACTCCTTGTAGAGGTCGGGCATGAACTTCTTGACACCCTTCAGGGCGAGCAGGGTGATACCCAGGCCGATCGCGAAGCCCATCATGATACCGGGTAGTACGAGGCCCACGGCGGCGATAGACGCCAGCGAGGAGGCGAGGGCGAAGACGTTACTCGAAGCCGACAGTACGGCAGCGCCAAGACCGCCGATGCCGTTGCCAATGGCAGCGATAAGCGGGATGACCTTATCCAGGTTCTTGAACATGTCCCAGATGTTGTTCCACGTCGAATGCAACATGCGAGCGCCGGACAGGGCGGACAGGAGCGTACCGGCCTTCGCGAGCGCCGTCTTGCTGACGCGAGGAATGATCGTGGCGAACCGATCGCGGGAGAGGATTGCGAGCCGGGCGCTAACTGCCATTGCGGAGACTGAGCCGTATTGGAGCTTGACTGAAATCTTCAGCGGGTCGATCCCGCGGCGCCAGTGCTCGATCTGCCGCTTCACGTGTTCGAGCGAAGACTTGTCCAACTCCAGCGTCGCATTGGCGGCTACCAGTTCCGCCTTGATCTTGACGGGGTTCGTCTTGGCCATCGCAGTCGCTTCACGCCGGTACTTGGCGAGTTCGCCGCGCATACCGTCCGTGGATATCTGCACATAGAGGCGGATCTTGCGCGAGTTCATCGCCTTGTTCTCGGCGTTGAGTTCGCGCAGTACGGTGAGGAGGTCACGCTTCGCGCCAGTGATATCGAGCGTCGTCGGTACGACGAACTTCAGGCCCTTCTCAATGACGGCGAGCTTTGCCTTCGCTTCCTTGCGGAAGGAGTCGGTGTCGGGGAGCACCTTTACCGCGATCCGTCCAATGATCTGTCCTGCGGGCATTGGACTACCTCCTGCTGAGTCGGGCGTATATGCTTGCCACCGTGGCCTTCAACTTCCCCGTCTTACCCTCCTCGGGCTTAGGGGTCGGTCGGGGATATGGTGGGAACTTCGGGGCCTTACCCTTGGCGAAGTTGCCCGTGGCTCGGGTGTTGGTATTGAGCGCGTCGTAAGTGTCGGCATTCATGTGGCGGTCAACGCCCCAGCCGAAGTGCTCCCTGCCGCCCGACATAAGGGCGACTGTGAGGGAGGTGTCAGGTAGCCTCTGCACGAGCTGATAGGCCAACACAGGCGAAGGGCCCCTACCTTCGATCACGTCCACTAGGTCAACGCCGAAGTGAAATAGGAGATCGGGATAGAGGCCCTCGCCGTACTGGTCAATCAGTCCTGCGAGGCCGAGGCTTCCCCCGCTTGGGTGCCCGCCGAGTACATCTCGAAGACGGACGCGAGGAGCGCCAGGTCGTCGCCGAGCTCAGCGATCAACACATCGGCCTGATGCTCGTTCTCTGCGACGAGGCGGAGAATCCCCTGGAACACCTCAACCTGGTCGATGTCTTCGACGCCCTCGCCCTCCTGTGCTTCGAGATCCTTCTGAGCCGCCATCAGGGCGGAGCGCTTCTCCTTGGTCAGGCGGAGCGGGTTGAGCAGGCGAACGAGAACGTCGCCCACCGGAATGTCGGTGCTGCCGTACTTCGCCTCAGCGGCTTCGCGGATGTCGTCAAGCGTGAAAGTGGCCATAGGTTTGCGGACCTCCATGTAGGTGTAGCGAGATGGCGGAAGGGGTAATGCCCTACCCCGCAGCGGGTCCGCCGATTGCTGCGGGGTAGGTGTTTAGTGGCGGTGTCAAGAGAGCTGCGTAAGTCTCCGAAACGGGGACAAGTCAAGCCCCCTTGACACCGGAAGTGACAGCACGCTGGCCGCTAAGTTTCGATAACGGCTAGTGTGGTTACACTTACACTCAGACGGCGACGCCGAGCGGGGTGACCGCATAGGCGTAGGCGTTGGTGCCCGAGATCATCGGCTTCACGCCGAGCGGGAGACCGGCCAGCGACTCGGTGTCCGCAATGGACAGGTCGTCGTTGCGGTAGACCTCCGCCTTGGGTGCGTAGAACGCAAAGACGTTGGAGCCGTCGATGAAGATTGCGAGGAAGGCACACGTGGTCGGCACGGGCTCTGACGGAACGCCGACCGTGCCATCCGTCAGGGTGGGCGCGTTCGAGCCGTAGTAGAGCCTCAGGCCCGGCGCATCGAACTGCTCCAACACGATACTGAACGTCTCGGTGCGGGCGCTGTACTTGGTGCGCAGCGTCTTGTTCTGCAAGGTGCCGATGGTGGTCGCGTCGCCACCGTCAGAGGCGACGCTGAAGATGTTGTCCAGCGACGTGTGGCCGACGGACTTCCAGGCAATGCCGGGGGCGAGCAGGTCGACGGGAAGGGCGGTGTCGACAACTGAGGTGAAGAAGTTGCCAGTGCCAACGGTAAGGACTGCGGTGTCGTCTGTGGCCACGAGGGCCTCCTAAGGTCAGGGTGTAACGGGGTATGGGTTGGTTGCGGGCTTCCTGATCTCAAGTGAGTAGGTAGCCTGATAGCGCCAGATCCCCGTAGGGAGGTCTGCGTACTGCACGGGCCCGGAAGACGTGGCCCAGTCAGCGACGCGCCGCGGCGGCGAACTCAAGTCGATGCGCGTGATGTGGCCGCGGCCGGGAATGACCCGATGGTCAAGCCAGGCATTGCGGAGAAGGACGCGGACGACCTCGGAGAGAATCGCTGAATCCTCATCGCCATCCGGGTCGGACACGAACGTCATCACCACGACCGAGGCCGCGTCGGTGAATCGAGGATCAGCCGCATTGCCCCCAAAGCTGGGTTCGCGACGAACGGTGACGAGAGGGAATGTCTGGTCGTCCGCGACGAGAGACTGGACGCTAATGCCGGGCAGTCCATCGCGAAGGATGGCCAGCATCAGATCCTCGACGGGGCTCAACTCAGCGAGAGCCCTGATCGCGTCTGGTATCCCGACCATGTATTCACCTACCCCTTCTTGGGAGGTTCGTGGCGGAGGCCAGAATGTGGAGGCCTTCCATCCCGCCGACGAGATGACCCGCCCCGTCGATGTGGTCTGCACGACCGAACTCGATAGATAGAGCGGCGTCGTCAACGAGGACCACGTAGGCGTCGATGTCGCCCTTCGCTACCTCGATGCGGGCGTTGCCTGTGTCGCGGTGGTATTCAAGAGACGCCCTTGCGCGCCGGGCGACCTGATCCGCCTTGTGATCCACCTCGATCTGCACGACATCGACGTGAGCGATGAGTTCTTCGAGGTTGCGGAACCTGCCGACTCGTCCTCGCTCGATGTAGACCATCAGGGACGCTTACGAATGTCGATGGCCCAGTGGCGGGTGTGGCGCGTGCCGTGGTGATAGGCGGGCGGGGCCACGACATCCCACTGACTCCCGAGCCACTCGACTCGCGACCAGAGGTCAACGTCGGGAAGATTGGCGTCAACGATCATTCGCATAACGTCGATCTGCACCTGGCCGGGAACTTCCGCACGGGCGGAGCGCTGTGGGATGAAGACAGCCCTGACTGGGATCGGGTCGAGCAGGTTGGCGACCTTAACCTCGTTGCCGCGGTTGTCCGTGACGATGTGCGTCTTGTAGATCACGGCTGGTTGGCCATGTCTGCGCTGGAGGCTCACCAGGGAGTCTCGTTGTCAAAGAGGGGGAACGGGTCTCCGCCACCCTGAACGGGCACGAGCCCGTCTGCGGTGAACTGGAGCTCGCCAGCAACGGGAGTAAGGCCATCCGAGCCGCGGAGCCTCTGTGGGCCCCAGGCCGTCATGCTGACCGAGCCGAAGGCGACCGGGCGAACCAGCGCCTTCAGTGCAACGATCTCGCTGGGGATGAATGGCTGTGCCGCCGCCTCTGCGCCGCGGTCGGTCCAGCCCACAGTCTCATCGCCAGCGCGAGAGGTCGTGTACTTGTCCGGGTTGCGCATGAAGCGAGCCGCTGCGCCAAGCACGAGAGTCTTGACCAGGATAGGCGCGGCAACTGCTTCCCAGTTGCGGCCGTAGTGCCGGGCCCATGCGGAGAGATCCTCCAGGACGCCGAGTGCGGCGCGCTCCTCGTCAGCATCCAGAGTCCACTCCAGGCGACCCTGTAGTTCAATCAGTGTCGCAAAGGGGTCCATCGTGAATCTCCTTTATCTGCAAGGGGTTGAGCGAGGAGGCCAGCCCGAAGGCCAGCCCCCTCACTACTTCAGCGGGCTAGGTCAGCCGACCACTGCCGGGCCGGTCAGGCCCGTGATGTTGGACAGCTCGGTGTCGTACGCCGCGGTGAACTTGGCGTTGATACCGGGGCGACCATCGCTGATGTCGGGCAGCGAGTCCACGCCATCCAGGACGAGCTTGATGGCCCGGACGAAGTGGTTGTCGACCGACAGGAAGGGCTGGTCAACCACGTCGCGACCCACGAGCGGGTCGTCCACGTAGCGGAAACCCTTGTAGGTGTTGAAGATCGAGCGATCCTGGAAGTGCACGCTGTCGTAGTCGCGAATCCAGCGGATCGCAACGCCGTTATGGCTGGCGTTGGCGCCGAAGGGGACGGACTGCGGGACACTCGGAGCGCCAGTGGCGAAGATGAACGCGGAGTCCACCATTGCGACGGCGGTATTCGGGTCCAACTCAGGAGCAACCACGAAGTCGAAGCCGTAGCGACGAGCCAGGGTGGCGTTGACCAGGGCAGTGACGGCCTGGGTCTCGCCCACGTTGGATGCGAGTTGCAGCTTGTCGTCATTCAGGAGCGCGGCTTCCCAGTTGGTGCCGAGCAGGATGACGCGACGACCGCCTGGGACGCGGAGCGCATTCAGCGTCTGGCGGGCCCGGATGATACCGGCCTTCAGTGCGGTGCTGGCAACGCCGAGCACGACCTCGAAGGGGGCTGCCTCAACGACGTTGCAGGCTTCGTACTCCAAGCCGCGGCCAATGGCCTCGGTCTGCTTGGTGGCCAGCTTGCTCCAGCCGGGCAGGTCCATCTCGTTCTGCTCGTCGGTGAGCTTGACGGCGGAGTA